AGAATTATAATACATTTTATTCCAATTTAACCCAAAATACGAACTTCCTGCTCGCCCTACCATGTAGTGATTCCCTCCTGTTTGTGTTGATTTCCACCAGAAGGAAATACTCCAATCTGTTCCACTTGTTGCGAAAGCAGAATCCAACTGAATAACATCATTCACTCCATCAAATTCAAATGATTTAGTACTATAGGTAGATAAGTCTGTAGGAGTACCTGAGTTGTATAAACGGCTAATATCCTCAACTGATCTAAAAACACTAACCTCATCTATTTTTCCATTAAATTTTTGGTAATGAGTATTAGTCTGTGCTCCAATCTGTATAGGAGTTATAGCACTGTGCATATATGTAGAAGGGTTAGTTGCAACAGTTACACCTCCAACAGATCCATTTATATAACCCCTTATAGTACTTCCATCCCATGTCATGGCTACATGTATCCATTCATCAGTCGGAAGGGGTATACTGTGAATATCACCATAATAAACTCCAGCAGGTGTGTATAGTATGCAATTTAATTTATAATTTAGTATACGAAGTACAAAATTACCACCTGTAAAAACAATAGGTCCAACATCTATAATAACATGTCCAGTTGAAAGGTTAGTATCCATATAAATCCAGGCAGATGCGGTTAATCTATCTGCACCATTAACTGTACCTATATAAGCTGTTTGATTTGCTCCTAGTTTACCCCCCGTACCATAACTTAAAGCTCCATCAAATTCAGTTGAATGACTTGACCAGTTATCAATCTTAGTTTGTTCTGGGAACTCCCATTGGGAATTGGCGTTGAATACAGCAGAATCTCCCATCCTATACCACGCAACTAAGCCTGATTCATCAGCAAGGTCACAAGGTTCCCCACTATTCCAAAGAGCAAGAGCATTTGCACTCTTGTTACTTTCAAATATTGCTACCTCATCTATATTACCAGTAAAAAGAAGAGATGGACTTGTGCCGTATGAGCCAATAGTAAGTGGCATGCCAGTATTTATGCCGTATTCTAATTCAGTAGCAGTTAGAGCACAATTCCAATCCACCATTGTTTGTAACGCACCGTCAATATAAAATGATATACGACCAGGACTTGTGCTATCATCATATACTTCTAAGACATGATGCCAATTCCCATCATTAATTGCAATGGGAGCTGTCCACGTTTGAAAATTAGTATGTGTAATATCCCACGCTTGGGTTGAAATACTCCGAAGACCTAAACAATTATGAAAACCAATTTTTCCAATTCCAGAATTAGGGTGTCCGGCACCAATAGAAAGGGCATACTGTCTAGCTGCGGTGCTTGTAGTCTTAATCCAAAAAGACACGCTTAAATCACCAGAACCTGGATATAGGTAATTAGATAACACATAATCATCCGTCCCATCAAAGAGTGTACTCTTGGTATTGGTAAGGAGAGAACAGGGTACTATGCTTACAAATCTATATGGATTCAGGATAAAAGACATTTACGTGCCTATTAACCAGATTTTTAAACCTGTACCTGCAACTGTATTTCCTACTTGGTCTATATCTATAGTGATCTCTGCATCATCAGTTAAAGCTGATGTAGATATTACAGCAGATATTACAGCAGGAACAGTGCCAATAGCTTCACTTGTCTTTTCAGTAACATCTATTGTTAATAAAGTAGATAAAACTGATGTACCTCCCTGGTTTATATTTACAGTTATTTTATCAGCATCTCTTGGTGCTATATTTACACTAGCCCTGACTTCTGTTAGAGTCATGGCATAAGGCATCCGGAAAGTTATTTTTGCTAGTCCTACAGTAAGATCAGTAGTTTCATCTGAAGCTGCTACTCCTACTGTCTTTATACCTCCTCCTCCAAACCCAGAAGTAGTTGCCCAGGCTTGAATATTCAGAATTAGTTGATCTAGATCTTTTCTCCTTACAACATACCAAGGATTTTTAGACCCCTTATTAATATCTTTTATAAGTGCCATCTATTAAATATTAACTTAAAAGAAGCAAAATATTATGTCACTACCTTAACTGCACCTGATGTATGATATAAATCACCAGCCACTAAACCGCCTGCCTTTGCTGTAGTATTATTAGTATAACTTGCCAGTACAAGAGCCTCACGTACCTCATTCACATGAGCTAGTCTAGCTAATCCACCTTGTCCATATGCACCAGCTCTAGCTTTTTTCTCTAATGTTGCATCAGGACTAGTCTGGGTAAAATTTTCTTTAGGTAAAGTTCCCATCTTAATAAATTTTAGAAAGATTATAAAAAAAGGAGGAAGTGTTTAGCCTCCTCCTTTCTTCATTGATTAGAATGATCCGCCAGTAACTGGGTTTCTCATTACAATTTTAAGAACCTTGGTAGGATCTTTCACCCAAATAGCTGGCATGGTTTGAGTCATGTAAACCCTATAACCATTAAACTGCCCGGAGGATGAGAAGCCTTGGCTTCGTCCCATATAATCCATTGTTCCATTTTGGTAGAACCACTTCAATTGATTATCCCAGGAAAGCTTCAACAAGAAGATGTTGTCATTTCCTTCATCAGTAACATCAAAGATCACAAAGCTAAAGGAGCTAAGTGGCCTTCCGTCAATTAGAGGATTCTCAATATCATTAGTGTGCAAGTTATCAAATGCAGGATTCAATACAAACCTAACATTTGCCAAGAATGGAATAGTAAAGCTTGTGTAAGCAAACCCATAATCTAAATCCATTGCCTTTCCACTAACTGCACCCACGTCAGTAGCATTTTGAATCAACCCACTACCAAACACTTCGTTTGAAATAGCCTTGTTGATTAACTGCATTCCGCCAATACCAGTCTGAACTATCAACTTACGTTGTGGATCTGGACCCTTGAACTCAATTTTACCTTGATAAAAGTTGTAAAGTTCAGTTTTGAACATATCCAAAGTAAAAGAAGCCTTGTTATAAATCCTCTTAAAGGAGTTATCCAATTGCCTCCACAGACCAACTGACATTCTGATATCATCTGGACCATCTTGCTTAACTCTGCCACCGTGTCCCCACATTAAGTAGGTCTCAATGTCATTTGCAACCTTAGAAAGGTGTGCTGCTTCAAGATTTGTAAGGAACGTCCTTGATAAACTTCCACTCTCAAAAGCTTGTTTAGCACCTGCTTTACCCATACTAGTTACTAATTCTTCAATAGTAGATACAGAAGGATTAGCATCCTGGTCAAAGTTTCTCCAGATTTCTGTAACAGGAACAGTACCATCAGCATTCATTCCGCCCTTGATCATAAGATCAGCTCTAGATGAAATTGAATAGTGTACATGTGCTTCTGCTCCACCTACAAAATTGTAGAACTCACGGAAGCCGGATCCTGTCTCAATGTCTGAGAACCTTTCCCCATACTCACCCCTTGCAGAACCTTTCCTAAAGAATTTAGTTCCACATGCTAAGTAAGCATTATCTATAAAATTAGCATTGTCATTATTAACAAGCTGAACAGTATAGATATGTCCATCACCTGCAGGCTGAATATCATCTGCTGTAATGTATAATTCTACACCATTATACTTGTCATAAGTAATGATGTCACCATGACCAAACGTCCTCTTGGACAATTTAATCTTAAAGGTTTGACCATCAACACCCTTTGTGTCATTACTTGAGTCAAGATCTACTACTATAAAAGGTAATTCTTGAGCTATTGGAGTTTGCCATTTGTACTCACCTCTAGCATTGTCCACCATGATTGTATTCTTTCCACCAAAGGAAGCCATTTGATATAGTGGCATCTCCACCTTCTGAGTCATTGCCCATAAATCAACTGGTCCTAAATCCATAGGTTCCGAAGTACCCAGGAGTTGTGTCAAGTGATACGAATCAACGTGAGAACTAGCCTTATAGTTAGTATCTCTTAGGTAAATTCCATTATTTAAAACTGGAGTTGCCATAATTGATTGTTTTAATTGTTATTAATTGTTATTAATTTAATTGTTGTTTACTGTGTTATTTTTTAATTGGCCTGGATTTGCCTACTATCTTCTTAGCTCCTGGCCAAGGTGCCTTCTTTTTGCTTACCTTTTTAGTTCTTACATATGAACCTGGAGATTTTTGTGGATTAGGTATAGGTTTACTTATAAAACCTTTTCCTTTGGCCGTTTTCCTTGCAGCTCTTTTTTGGCTAATAGGTCTTCCTCTTTTTCCTGGTTTTGGTCGATGTACCATTATATTTGTTATTAATTGTTATTATTTGTTGTTTAAAATTTTTGAAACATGTTATTACTTCTTGGAAGTTTTCTTTTAGCTGGTACTCTGTCTTCTTCTGACTCTACTCCCAATGAACTACCTGCTCTGCTAGATTGTTCTGTTTTTAACTTTCTAACAGTCTCTTCAACAGATTTATTAGCACCTTTTTCCATTATTTTTGCCTTATAACTCTCTGGATCCTGTAGTAACCAAAGTGCTTCTGAAATAAGTCCATAATTAGGCTCAACAAATTGATATTTTTCCAGCAAATGCCCTAGTAAGTTTGTGTTCTTACCATTAATGGATGGATAATTTGGTTGCACTAATCCATTATATAACATAGATTGTGTTTTTTTATCCATTTTAATATCTCCCAATTTACCGTCCTTTAGGGTATTGTAGACATTCTCCATGTACTGTTGTGATGCTTGCTGCTGTTGCTGTTGTTTCATCTCTTGTTCTTCAAGTCTCCTTGCAACAACCGACTCTTGCATTTTATCCAACTTGGGCTTAAACTTTGAAGCTTGTGCTTCAAGTTTTCCTAAATCCTTCCATACCTCAATTTCTTCATTAATTTCTTCTACCGTTCCATAGCCAGTAGCAGTTAAATATTCAGTAATAATTTTCTCTTGATCCCTCTCAATTTTTATATCTAATTGTTTTGTTTCTTCTACGGTAGCTAGTGCTGAGAATAAACCTTTTAGATCTTGTCCTCCATCAGCAACATATTTTGCTGCAATTTGAAGTTCTTGTGGTAAACTTTCAAAGAACTGTTGTGGAGTTTCACGTCTGACTTCATTTGCTTTTTCTTCCAGATTAGCATTAATCAGTTCTTCCCAATCTTTAGAGGTATAGTCATTTAAATCTTTATTATCATCAAAGGGAACAATTTTATCATCTTTAATAAGCTTATCAAATACAGCAGCTATTCCAGTTGCTTTCTTATCACTTTCTGGTTTTTCACCCCCGTCTGCTTCATCTATAGCAGCAAATGCATCATCCGACTCTTTAGTTGTAACTTTATCTGCAGTTTTATCTGTAGTTTCATCTGTAGTTTCATCTACAATTTCATCTACAATCTCCTTAACCTCAGTACTTTCTTTTGTTTCAGTTTTCTCAGCTACATCAGTTGGTTCTTCTGTTATAGTATCTAAATCAATCTTTGGATCTCTCGCAAAGAATTTTGGTTTGGTGTCTTCTGGTAACATGACTGAATCAGCACCAGGTGCAAGATTAAATATTTCATCAAGATTTACATTTTCTTGACTTACTGTTGTTTCAACTGTTTTTTCTTCTGTGCTCATAATATTTGGTTTTGTTGGTTTTAATATTAGGTACAATATAATATAACAAATCTTTTATATATAAACCTTAAAAAGTTTTAGAAGTTTAATGCTTTTTTTGCAGTATATAGCTAAAGCTTATTTTTTCCCTTTTCCCTTTTTCTTTTTCTCCTCTTTTTTCTCTTTTCTTTCTACGTCATACTTATTCTTATTCTCACGGGCAATTTCAAGATTTTTATTAGCAATTTCTCTTTGTGTTGATAACTTTTCTCTATCAATATCTAACTTACTTTCAGTACTAGCATTCTGAATAGCAGCTTGTTCTCTTTTAAAATTCATCTGTTCTCTATATTCATCCCGGTTTCTCATATCATCCATAGCATCTTTAAAGTCACTTTGTTGATTTTGATTAATATCAACCATTGAACCATATCCAGAAGCTCTAATCTCAGCAACAGTAATATCTTTTTGTCTCTCTTGCTTATTTTGATCAGCTTCAAATTGCAATTTCATTTGCTCTTCCTGCTGTTTTGCAGCTATCTGCTCTTGTTGCATTTGTTGTTGCTGTTGCATCTGTTGTTGATCCTTCTGTGCTGTCTTAGTTTCTGCATCTTTTAAGATGTCAGTAATTTCAGCAATAGAATCTGCTTTAATTATACTACCAAGATCATAAATTGATGCACCTGACGTATTATTAGTGAGTGCTAACTGTTTTAATTGATCAAGGACAGCTCTATGATTTGTTCTAGTTGTACAGAAAATATTAAAATCTCTCATTAATAACTCTGTACCATTTATCTGAAAATTAACTTTTTGTGCTTCTGAGTTTATATATGTCAATCTTACACTTGGTTTAGTACTATTATAGTATTGAGCAAGATCTGTTCTCATTTGATGTACTCTTGGCATTAAATTATCCGAATGCTGAGTAAAGTAAACTTCAGTCTGTGCATATGATGCTTGAACTGCTTGAGTAACTCCTGTAGCTGTCTGCTGTGCTACTGGTGCTCCAAGTCTCTCAGGATTAACACCAATTGCTTCAAATGCCTGTTGCTTAAAGTGATTAGCTAATGAAACTCTAGTCATTAATCTGTTAGTCTGTTCTAAGTTTAATGTCTGATAATGCTGAAAATTAGTTGCATTTTCAGTATTAGTGATGGAGGTATCTAAAGGAAGCATTCCAAAGTCTTTCATAGCTACCCAGGCTTTAGCCATGTTATTCTTACCCCAATCCTCACCCATTGAATGACGTGGCAATGCATTCTGATCAAATAAAATAACAGTACCTAACTCATCTACCAGAATATCAGCTATTTGATTATTTACCATATTATAGCCAACCTGGTATGCTTTCATTAGGTCAACCAATGATACAGATTTTGTATTTCTATCTGAAAAGACTCTTCCCTCAATAGGGAGTTTACAACCATAGAGTGTACTATCACCTTTAAATTGAAAAGGTATTCTAGACGGTTTTTTCCTATTAATACCTAAGTAAATTGGATTAATCTCATTATCTCCTTGTTTCCAATATGCTGGTAAATTTGGTCCAACTTTAACACCACCACACACTTCATTTATCCATATCCAATCAATGTGCTCACCTTCTATTAAGTTATCCTTATCCTTATTCTTAAATAAACTAGTGTCATACACTGGCTTCTCTGTAACTTTATAATTCTCATCAATAATCTCCTGGATTATTTCACCATCTTTCTTGATCCGTGTTAAATGCCCAACCTTCCTTTGTGTTTTCCAATACACTGTAGTAACTCTCATTAATCCACCCTGTCCCCATAAATGAACATCATCACCTTCACCAAGTATCCAACTTAAAATATCATCTCCTTCTCCAGGACGGTTCTGCCAGTTACTAACAAATTGCCTATAACCCAAAGACGGCATATTAGTATTCCAGGCATGTGACTTAGTAGGATCATAAAAAGAACCATCATTCTGCACACCAGTAAGCTGATACATTGCAGACTTAGCAGGATAAATATTCTGAAGTGAACTCAATTGTTTTTCACTCATAAGATAACCATACTTATCAATAACATCTGATACAGTCATCAAGTCTATCTTCCCAGCCCAATTACTCTCAGATATATATCTAGCATCTGGAGATTTTTGATAAAATGTAAGTACAGGATTCCAAAGTTCAACCTCATAATCATCTTCCATCATACGGAAGTGCCAAAATTCCCTATCTGTGGTAAGCATATCACGAAATGCACGTTCTTCAAGTTCCTGCATCTTAAACCTCTCTTCATCTACATTCAATTGATGAGATGCCCACTCCTCAACCATACTCCTATAGTCTTTACTAAAGAAGTCTTCAATTTCCGGAAGTGTTTTTAAGTTCTCTGGTGATAATTGTTGCTGAACTTCTTCTGACTCCATATCAGCTCCCATTTCAATCATTCTCATTAAGAGCTTTTTCTCTGCATCAGCTAACAGATTTTCCTCAATGAGTCCTCTTTTTTCTTCAAGCATCTCATTATATGAAAGATCATCTATAGCTCTAAACTGCACTTTTGAGAATCTTTTAGAAAACTCCCCACATAGTACATTTACAACATTGGGAATAATTGGATAGAATCTTAGTTCAAGAGCAGATTCATCTTCTTTAGTTAAGATATCAACAAGATCTTTATAATCATTATCCTCTTCAATTATATAATCTGTCTTATCAATTATACCCTTAGCCAGTTTATAATTCTTTAGAAGTTTTCTGGCATTTATACTTAAAAACTCTAATCCTTGTAACTCAAGCCAATCTAAATTCCATGCAAACCAATCATCATCTTTCTTCTTAGCTGATAAAAATTGAATTGGTTGTGTCAGACTACTAGTAGTTGGATAACCACTGTCAGCCTTGGCACCATCCTTTAACTGCATTGCGTTAAATACCTTCATTATTTAAAGTTTTTATATGGAGACTTCTTAAATTTCTTACTGTGCACACCTCTATAACCCCGTCCAATATTTTTGAAAGGGTTATATTTTAATTTATACAAATTTCGGGACTTTTCCAAGTTTGTATCATCCGTTTCCACTCTTTTTACATACCCTCTATTTGACTGTTGAACCTTAGCAAAAGCAATTAAAGCAGCAAATGCAACCAATCTGTCTACGTTCAAACCTGGATGATACGCCACCATTTCTTTTAATAACATAATATCAGGTATTCTCTCTACACCCAATGTAATACTTGTTACCTCACCATCTTCATCTGTCTCCTCATCTATCTGTTCTCTGATAAACTCAATAGCATATGAAATTAGATGACTCTTAAAAAGACTACCTGTATTCTTCCAACCATACTCTTGATATACTGTACTGTTTGAACCAAGATCTTTTAGAAATAGTATCTGTTGTTTAGGAACAAGATACTTTTGTTTCTTTCTTGCAATCATATGCTGGATAAAAAGAGAAATATTATTCTCTACAATTGTCCAGGCCTTGTACCATTCAATAATTAACTCAAGCTGTTTATGTGTTTTATTGATATCATCATATCTTCCACACCAAGCTGCTACAATTTTATCCTTTTCAATGAAGTGCTCTACCTTGCCAGAAGTCTCCCTGGTCACTTCTACGGGATTTTTGTACACATAGATACTACATAATGAATCTGAGGTTGTAGTTTTACCTTCAGATATAGGATCAATAGATGCATAATATGTTCCAAAGGCCGGATCATCTACTGGTCTCTCCCACACTATAAGAGATCCAGTTTTATCAATTGCTTTCTTGGAAACAGGAAAATCAGAGATTGGAAGCTTCTTGCTTTTGCTGGCTATTATACCTTTCTCATCCTGTTCTAATTTTATAAACTCATAAGGATATGTTTTCTCTTCAACTCTTCTTATTTGATGAGACAATACACTTGGTGGAAATACAGAAGCCCTTCTAAATGCAAAGGCCTCTTCAATATTAGTGGGCCTCTGAGAAATCCTAAGCTGATACTGTTCTGGTGTTAAGTCCCTTTTCCACCGTTCTCTCTCTTTTTGTATAGCCTTTAAGGATAGTTCAATTTTGGAATTACCATACTTATCAATGTGAGGTAGCATGGACCATTGTTCTGGAATGAATAATCCTGCTAATCCCACTGTACCTTTATCATCTATAAGGTCTGTCTCTACTGCATATATATCATTGACTTCGGGTGACATTATCATATACTTTAATGGTTCACACTGATCAAGATCACCAACAGAACCAGCAGCTATAAACATTCCTGTAGTTAACATACCTGAAGACATAGATGGCCGTAGATACTCATAAGTATATCCCATCTTAGGAGCTATACCCGCTTCTTCGTGGAAAAAGTACGTACATGGGCCACCTACACCAGTTGTTGCATTCTTTTCAAAGGATGTACCCTGAATTTTTGACTTTAAACCTCGTGAAGTCTTTCTATTATTGATCTTTACCTCAATCTGCTGTTGCCATAAGAGAACTTTCTCTGGATTACAGGGTCTGTACCATGCAGTATGTTCATTGAGAAAGGATTTATACTCATCCAGGAACTTCCAGGAACCCTTATCATTAATATAGTCTTTAAGTGATGCTCCTATTTTAAGAATAGCCCCTTCCTCAAACCAATATTGATTAATTAGCTTAGCCATATGGAAATAAGAGACGGCAATCTGCCTTTTCTTAAGAATGGCTGTATGTTTTTCATGTAATTCTGCCAGTATCTCATAGAGAGCCATGTGATACTGTGCATCTCTAATTTTAGCAAAACCGTATTTCCTCTCTTCCTTGTCAAAAATTGGAAGGAAGTTCAACCACATATAGTAATCTCTAGTGAGATACCATGTACCCTTTTTACTGCGGAATATTGCGCCCTTTCTGCACTTCTCTTTTTCAAAATCCCAATAGGACGTGTAGTCCTTAGACCTAAAAGGACTGTTACAATAGTAACTATTCTCATTAAAGAAGGTTGCCTGTTCATTAAACTGAAACGAAGTCTTATCAAACTTGTATTTTCCAGGCTCTTTAAATAGGGATAGTATAAACTTTTTATACTCTCCTACTGTTTCAAAATCAGTAGTTATCCATTTTTTATTTTCGTATGTGGGAACCTTAATGTACATTAAAGTTGATCATAAGCTAAACCCTGTCCTCCACGAACAGTACTCTCTTGTTCCTGTCTCATATCAGTATAGGCACCTTTATATGATCCTCTTATTGCCTCAAACTTAGCAGCAACATTAGTTAAGGCTGTAAGATTGCCATCTCTACCATGTTCAATCTCAGTAGTCTCCATATACTTCGCTAATCTATCCAACATGGATTTAATCCCCACGTATGCCCTATACGTAGGTGTTTCATACAGTTGTCTGCATCTTTTCAGGCCATTTACAATCAATTCATCATCCAAAGACACGTCTAACCCAACCTCCTCAACAATAATATCCTCCTTTTCATTCTCAGGCACATTAAAAAAGGGGTTCACTTCTGGGTTAGGGCAGCTCATATAGAATAAATACTCAAGTATCCCCATATGATCATCAGGATATGCCTCTATTATACTACTCAAAAAGTTTAGGGTATAACAATGCTCTGAAAGAATCACCTTTCCATTCTCTATATCAAATATTCTTACCAACATACCTTTAATTTTTTCTAAGTACCATCAGACTCCAACTTAACCAATCTAATTCACATACTTTTCTTAACTGATTAGTATTCTCTTGGTCTAAGGTATATCCTAATTTTATAAATTTATCTTTAATATACTCAGGACTTCTACAATTTACATGACCATACCCTGGTATTCCTTCTAAAGCCCATGTTAAAATTATACCCTTTTTATTATTACGGTGAAGATTCTCTATAAATGTATCTTCATATTTTTCAGGAATATGTTCCCCTACTTCAAAACTTATTATCCAACAATATTTTGCTACAATATGATCAGATTTTAGTGGTTTTGATAAATCTATAACTTTACAATCTGGATTTATTTCTGTTGTAAACGGATTACCATCATATCCATCAGCTTTTAATCCATTCTTATTAAAGTAACTAACATAATCTCCTAATCCACATCCAAAATCAGCTATCTCTCTTACCCTTTCAGATTTAAAAAATTTATATAATTCTTCTGCTAAAGCTCTATCAAAAAAATGACTTGTTTTAACATCTTTACTTTCCCATATACCACGTTCCCCAATAGAAAAAGGATATAATTCATCCTTTCTATCTTTTCTAATATTTTCAATTGGGACATCTATAAAATTATTTATATTAAGAGCATTCAGATTAAAATGTAGCAATTTATAATCACTAACATTAATTTTATGCTTAGGTATTGCAGGATCAGCTGCATGAGAACCCATACTAAAGTTTATATCTAGTATAGTAGGTCTAAACATTAGTGTTTTATCATAACCTGTACTTCTATAACCATAGGTTAATTCATTAAGTGTAGACTCTGGCTTAAGTCTTAACATTTGATAGGCTTTAAATTTAATAGCATCCCCTTTTTCTTTTTCTAGATCTTTAGATGTTATTTCTACTAACTCATCTATATCACAAACTAACACCCAATCTGCTTTCGATCCTTTCCATGCAGTATTTTTAAATTTTTGTAGATTAGGTTCTGTGTATTTTAGAAAACGTCTTACAATACAGTCTTCTTTATTAAACACTTCCCTAGTATTATCTTTAGAGTAATTATCATAAATATTAAAAATACATCCTGGAAATTTTTTCTGATAATGTTCATAAAAAAGTGTACATAAAAGACCACCATTCTTAACAACAGTGAATATTTCTACCTTCACGACTTAACAGGGTTCCTACTTAACCACTCTATAATATTTCTCACTTCATTCTTTAGATAAGGTAACTTATATATCTTAATCTCATCTACCACTGGTTCACCATTAATAGATTCATTGATAGGATAACCATATTTATTTTTGCCAGCTTCTTTGAACTTAACATGCTGTATAATAAGGTTCCCAATCTTTAACTTAGGATTATGCTTCTTTATAATATATGCATATAAACTCAATTGCAGATTATAGTGGCTTAAATTACAATCATCTAAATGACTCACAGGATTAAACATTTTTGATGTAACACCTTCCCAGTTTGTGAACCCCTCTTTCTTTATTTCTTTATTTGTCTTGTAATCAATAACGTTTACTTTCCCATTTATCACTTCAACTACATCTGCCTGACCACATAAACTAGAAGACTTAAGATATACGAAGTGTTCTGGGTACACACCGTCTAAAAGCTTTTGATTTGGTGCAATTTTAACCCCTGCTTTATCTATGATGGGCTTTATTATTGGAACTTCTTTCCCGTACCTCTCAATTGTGTTAAATTCAGTTATATCAGTCTCTCTCTGAGAGTGATACCAGTTGCCTAAACCAAGTGCTCTATTTGATTCCCCCTTCCATGCAGCCAATATATCTTTCTCAGACATATTATACCACTTAGACCTCTTATTCTTTGCAGATTTCTTAGCCTGGGCCTTGGCATTGAACTTCGGCTTGAACATACTCACAAATGTAGTGACACTAAGCCATTTAATACTCTCTTTATCCAGGTTGGAGTCTAAACTCTCATAGATATGCCCTTCTTCTTTAAATATTACTGCCATGATATAGGGTTTTTAAGTACTTTTTTCTAAGATGTTTACCAAGTTCTGCATCATTAGGGTATTTTTGAATATCTTCTTCAGTAATTATAACTGGAATGATACAAAAAGGTTTCTTATCCTTCTTCATCTTCGTATCCTATACTCTTTTTTAGTTCTTCCTCAGCTTCCTCTGTCATTAGTGCATCCCATCTTCCAATTGGACATGCT